AGAAATGGGGAACTGAGATGAAAACAAGTGAACTGCAAGGCGCTGCCCTTGATTGGGCGGTGGTAGAAGCTGATGGGTATGAGGACTACCCCATATCGGACGTTGGACAGTATGAGATGAGCATACTCGACCTAAGAGAAGTGCAGTTGTGGTACGCCGTGGGGCTAGGCGGTGCGTACTACGGCACTAAAGAGCAGTGCGAGAAGGAGGTGCGCAAGGCGTACCCAGACGAAGCCCCCGACACGCGCTATGCCCGTGTGTTCTACAAAACATTCTACGACTACGAGGAGGTGTGAGATGGGCTTAGAGATGCTAGCGGTGTGGGTGTTGGGCGTTGCGTCAGGCGCAGTTGTCACGGTGTTCTTCATGTGGAAGGAGGTGTAAGGTGGAAAAACTGACCGAAAAGGAGAAAGAGTGGGTGAAGAAGCACGAAGAGGAACATAAAAAGCATTTAAGCCGTTGGCGCTTGGAGCAGCAAAAGAAACAGCCTGTGCCATCTGAAGCGTTGGAGTATGTAGTTAATCCAGTTTTCAAGGAGGTGTGAGATGAACAAAGTAGAGGAAGCAATGGAAGGGTACTGGGGCAAGCGCTGCCCCGACCACGAGCCTGAGTGCGTGGTCTGCAAGGCGTGGGAGGAGTACGACACTGTGTACGCCGAGAAGTTTGCACAGTGCTGGACAGTCGAAGCACATGAAGCGCGGGGCGATGACACCGAATCGGAAACTGGGTGCTTCCGGTGGGTGTTCGTTCAGCGGGAGTATGCCAACCATGTGTACAACATGGGGAAGAAGGAACTACCCAATCTGAGATGGAGTTTAACCGTAACACCATTCGGCAATGTGGAACACGCATTGCACGACATCAAGTACCTGAAAGACTTTGAAGCCACGAAAGAGGAGGTGTGAGATGGACGATATTTCTAGTTTGTTGGTGATGTGGGGTGTCGAACGTGCGGCGGAGAAGGTTACGCCAGAGAATGTGATTGAAATCGTTGGCATGGTACGGCGGTTGCCTGTTGAGTTCCAAGCCGCCTTTATGCGTAGGTGGGTGGAGCAGTTCGAACCAGAGAAGGCGATGCCCAAGTGGGCGCTGATGCATTTAACCGAGTGGGCGATGCCCACAACCTATGAGGAGGTGTGAAATTCACGACGAATAAATACGACTTAAAGTGTATAATGCTTTACAGTTTAACCGTTAGATGTGCGGTTCCACATCTATTTACCGAGGAGGTGTGAGATGAAAAGCTTCAAAGATGCAATGCAGTTGGGGACGGACATAAACAACCTGTGCAGTAAGATATTTCTAAAAGACGATCCCGATGATATGACGTTTAGCTTCAGTATTGATGACAACGGTGGCGAGGAGGGTGATGGGTTCAGCGTCTGTTTTGATTGGTGTGCAGTGGACACAGGCTGGCCTATTGAGACGGTGACCATCCTCGAAACCAAAGAGGTGCCCGGTTATCGAGTGTGGGTGGGGGCAATGAAGTCCGGTGGGCATTGGGAACCTGACTACATGGACGATGTGACGCGGTGCGAGACGGTAAGCCGCGCCGAGGCCATGCGGTGTGTGCTTGAGGAGTACGTGACATGGCGCATGGATCAGATGGCAGATGCGGCGTATGCCGAAGACTTTAACCAAGAGGAGGTGTGAAATGAAGATCGTAAGTGACAAAGACAATTACTGGGGGTTTGCAGCGTGGGTTATCAACCTGAAACCGTGGAGTTTTATATCCGTGGTGTGGTCGGTAGATCGGCACGAGATGGGGGTGGGCATCCGCTGGAACACAAGCGGGTTTGTAGAGTTCTTCCTCCTGCCCATACGCCTGACGATATGCTACATAGATAGCAGGAAAGACCAGATGTCGGAGTGGTACGGCTGGGTTAAGGGCGACCCGTATCCTGAAAGCCATCCAAAATAACCAGTAAAAGTGTATAATGCTTTACAGTTTAACCGTTAGATGTGCGGTTCCACATCTATTTACCGAGGAGCAATACCAGTATGGACACAACAAACGCAGCAGCCTTGCAGGAAACAGCATCCATAGCTAACAGGGCCATGAAGTTTCGGCTCTCCCGTGGCGGCACCAAGCGCCGTGTGCGGGACAAGGATGCCGAGGCGCTGGTCAAGCAGACCTTGGGCGACCAAGGGCAGATCGTTTCCCGCGAGCTGTTCAAGGACAAGGGCAACCTAGTTGGACAGTACCAGAACAAGTCCAATGAGATGTACGCCTACCATGTCAAATGCACGCTGCCCTTTGGAGACGACACATCTAGGGTGCTGCCCAACACTACGTACTTTCCGTACACGCAGCAGATGGGGGACTTCATCAGCGAGTTGTCTATCCTGCGCAGTCAAATCCTTGCAGCTTGGGATGGTCTGGTACTGAAGGACATTGCCTCCCGTAACCAAGAACTGGCAGGCCAAGGCAAGCCGCAGTCCGCGCAAGTGTCGGACTACCCATCAGTCAAACAGATGGAGAACACGCTGTACGTGTCGTGGTTTCCTGAGCCGATCAGCACCGTCAACGATTTCCGGTTCCAGTTATCGCCGGAGATGATGGACGTGGCGCAGCGGCAGTTCGATGACATGGTGTCCCAGTGTAGTGCAGCGCGGTTCACACGCATGCTGACTCCGATCAGCGCCATGATCGAGAAGCTGGCCGCGTACAAGGGGGACAAGGGGCAGCGCTGGTATGACAGCTTCGTTGAGAACATCGCCACCATGCCAGAAGAGGTTCGTGCGCTGAACATTGTGGACGACCCTGTGATTGACGGGTTCTTGCAGCAGATCGAGTCCGCCATACGTCCTTACGCGCCCAACCCGTCAGCACTCAAGGAGGACACGCATGCAAGAGAGGAGTTGAAGAAGAAGCTGGAAGCCCTTGAGTCAGGGCTGAAGGGGTACTGCATATAAGAAGCACAGGGGGGGACACGTTGTCCCCCCTAAACCGTTAGATGTGCGGTTCCACATCTATTTACCAAGGAGCAATACCAGTATGACTACGCAAAACAAAGCACTTGAGCAAGACTCCGAGATCATCGAGCTGTCCCCCAAGGAGTTGCTGCCAATCCTCATCGACCACGCCATCAACGGCGAGACAGTAGGTCTTGAGGGCCCCCCCGGATCAGGCAAGTCCGAGCTGGTAGCGCAGGCAGCAAAGGCGGCAGGCTTGCCACTGATGATCTTGAACCTTGAGCTGTCGGATACAACCGATGGCAAGGGCTTGCCGTTCCGCGACCCCGACAACAAGAACCAAGTCGTGTGGCTGAAGGACAAGCGCTGGCTCGTGGACTACCCGTTCGCCAACTTCATGGATGAGCTGCCCCGTGCTGTGGTACCTGTTCAGGGTGCTGCGAGGACTCTGATGCTTGAGAACCGCATCGACGACCTGTATATGCCCAAGGATATGTGGCATGTGTGGGCAGGCAACCGAACGGCAGACAAGGCAGGCGCTAACCGTGTGCCGACCATCATCTATCAGGTTTCGTTCATGTATGCGACCGCGTACAGCGCAGAGTCTCAAGTCGAGTGGATGATCACGCAGCCTGACCTTGACCTGTTGACGATGCGCTACCTGCGCATGAAGGGGGACGCTGCACTTAGCTTTGATCCCAACAAGAAGATCAACGCCACATCAAGATCGTGGACTAAGGTTGCCAAGAAGCTGTTCGCTAAGCCTGATGCCCCGTTCGCAACCGTGGCAGGCTTGCTTGGCAAGGGCGTCGCGATTGAGTTGATGGCGTTCCGTGCGCTTGCGCCGTCGCTGCCCAGCCCTGAAGAAGTTGAGTTGAACCCGAAGGGTGCGCGTGTACCAGAGAACATATCTGCGCAGTTCTTGATCACGGATATGTTGGCTGACCGTGCGTCCTTCAACAACTTCGACACCCTAGTCGAGTACGCACAGCGCCTTGCTCCCGAGATGCAGGCCAAGTTTATCAAGGACAGCATCACGCGTGTACCGGAGGTGCAGGGAACCAGCTCGTTCACTACGTGGGGTATCAAGTTTGCAGAAGTACTTAGGTAAGTAAGAAAGACCGTCGGGGGTGCGGCTCACCCCTATTTCAAGGAGCAACACATGGCACAAGTAACAACGCAAGAGAAGCAAGCGGCAGCTAACAACATCCGCAAGGCTAGGGTCAAGCTGGTGTTGGGGCAACCGTTCTTCGCATCCGTAGTGTTCAAGCGCACTATTGAATTGCGGGATGACGTACCAACTGCGTATTGCACAGCGTCAGGCAAGATCGTATGTGGTACTAAGTTCGTATCCAAGCTGACCGTTGCGCAGACCGTGTTCCTGCTTGCACATGAGGCGATGCACTACGCAATGATGCATCACATCAGAAGGGGTTGGAGAAAGCCGCGTCCTGCCAACATAGCGATGGACAAGGTTATCAATGACATCCTCGTTACCAGCAAGTGCGGTGATCCTATCCCCGATGGCGTGTTTCAGGCAGGGGCGCGGGACTACGCATGGGAGCAGTTGTATGACGAGAACGAGCAGAAGGGGGGAGGGGGCGACGACGGCCCGTATGAGCCGGGTAACGGCAACGATGATCTGAGTCCAGAGGGTATCAACGATGTGGATGAGGAACAGATTGCCGAGATCAGGCGCGAGCTGATTGATGCACGCACCGCTGCCAAGAAGCAGGGCAACATGCCTGCGGGGTTGGAGAAGTTGGTAGAGGGTATCGTCAATCCCAAGACGCCGTGGTATCAGTTGACCGAGCGCTTCATGTTGCAGTTGGTCAAGGCAGGCACAAGTTGGAAGCGTCCCAACAAGAAGTACATGGCGCAGGATGAGGAGCTGTACTTACCCAGCTATGACAAAGAGCCGCACATGGGTACGCTAGTCATACAGTCAGATGAGTCTGGTTCTATCGACGTTGTTACAACCACTCATTGGAACGGGCACATCAACGCGCTCATCGAAGCGTGCAAGCCTGAGCGTGTCATCGTGCTGCATACAGATACGGTGGTAGCTAAGGCTGAGGAGTTCGAGGCTGACGATCTGCCCATCGTGTTCAAGACGTATGCGGGTGGGGGTACGGACATGACAGCGGGGTTCAAGTGGTGCGAGGACAACGCCGTTACGCCCGATGTGTTTATCTGTTTGACCGATGGGTACACCCCGTTCGGTGAGCCGCAGGACTATCCGGTGTTGTGGTTGATTACCAGCGAGGGTGTTGTTGCGCCGCATGGCGAGACGATTTTCTATGACATTAACTTGGAAGGATGAGCATGAAGCATCTTACATTCGACGAAGTAATCCACTACGGGGATGGGCGATACGCCATAGATTGGGACAACGGTGAGCGCAAGTACAAGGAACCGTTCCGAGGGATCAAGGTATACGAGAGTGGTCTTATAGAAGTGTGCGAAGACGGCGCACGCGATCCTTCTTGGAGGCGGCACGTAGGACGCACCTTTGATCTTGATTTTCGACTGATGTCTGGGTTTGGGGATTACTCATTCTTCGACCCCGATACCGGACGCAAGGTGCTCAAGAAGCATATAGACAAGGGGGTGCTTCTGTATGACCACGTATGGAGCAGGGTGTACGTAGGGCACGGATGGGGTATTAAATTTACGTTCCTGTCTGAGCATGCGCAACCAACTAGCAAGCATCCTGTCACGTACCGCGTACCCAGCAAGAAGCGTTACGATGAAAGGATGGCGCAGCTAGCCGAGTGCTTTGCCTTGGGTGAAACTTTGAATGCTTTACTGGGTAGAGCAGGAGCACTAGGGTATGGGTATATAGGTTGGACGCCCGTAGGTTGGACGCACGAAAGTATGCTCGTTGGAGATAAACCAATACCCACAGACTTAACCACAAAGGACGCCCAAGACTTCTGTCTAGCCATAGCAGTAGGTAAGGTTAATGCAGAGAAGAAGATATACGAAGCAACAAGAGACGTACACACAACCCCGTATCTAATAGTTAAGGAGAAGTAGCATGGCAACAGTACGCATATCAGCAAAACTTCTGGAAGATGTTAAGAATAAGATATCCGAAGTATCCCACTCCGTACACGAGGCAACGATAGAGCCGCGCAACCCCATGAATAGGACTGAGTTCACGGATGGGTTTATTAACGTGGTAATGCTCCATGTGTGGAAAGGATACGAGCATCTAAGAACAGTTGTTCCCTCGTCGTGGTTGAAGAAGACCGAGAGGTTGGATGTCCGCATAGGAGACAGCCCAGAGTATCAGCTACGCGGAAGTTTTAAGTTGCCTCCTGATATCAAGGGGTATGGTGGTAGCTATGTAGACATACGCCTTTCTGTAGAGGACACTCCTTTTGAAATTGCTCAGCTTCTGCGTGACCACGGAAGGCTTGAAGAAGCACACAAGCAGAAGTTTTTGTCAGTGCGTGAAAAAGTTATCTCCTTCTTGAAGTCTTGCAAGTCCCTAAACGATGCAGTCAAGCAGTATCCTGATGTGGCGTTGTACTTACCACAAGGCGTCAAGAATACGTTGGAGGAGGTATCTCAGCGCAAGGTTAGGGAGAAGAAAGAACAGATAGCAGCAGCATCTCAAGGGCTTAGTGAGGAAGATCGCAACCTACTAACGGCTACAGGTGTAGTGGGCGCTATCTACAACACTAAGTAATTGTATAACGCTTGACTCTTTTTATGTAAGGATGCACAATGGCTTTAACACCTGAAGCAAAGGTAAAAGCGCAAGTGAAGAAAATACTTGACGCACACAAGGCGTACTACTTTTCTCCTGCCACGGGCGGCTACGGACGCTCGGGTGTCCCTGATATTGTCTGCTGTCATAACGGACGGTTCATTGGCATCGAAGTGAAAGCCGATAGCAATACGCCCACTGCGCTGCAGTTGCGCGAACTTCAACGCATCAATGATGCAGGAGGAAAAGCACTATGGGTTAATGCAGAAACCTTGGATAAGGTACGCCTTGCCCTGACAGAAAGCTAAGCACCGTCCTTCCTCGTTGGCACGGCTGCGGTGAAAAACTTGAATGCGCTGGTTGTGCGTCAAACTCATCTGGTGTTTAGTGGTCTTTGTTGCGATGACAATTCAAGTACCGTGCAATACCCATAAAACCTAACGGAGAAACACATGAAGAAAACAATGACAACAGCACAGAAGATAAAAGCCCTGATTGAATTGGGTAAGACCAACGAGCAGATCATTGAGGCCGTACCCAAGGCAACGCTGCAACAGGTATACAACCAGCGGTATTGGATTAAGAAGAAGCTGGAGGGGGAGGGGAAAGAAGATACAGAAAGGCTGATTAGGTACGCCACAAAAGAAGACATGAAACCCCCCATCAGGATGCAAGCACAGCCCCAATCTATCCTTGATGAAGCTAGAGAGATCATCTACGGGGATCGTGAGAAGACCTATGGTTCACCCGATAAGAACCTGTGCGCCATCGCTGGGTACTGGAGCAATCACATACTGACTAGGTTCGGTGTACATCACGCTATCACGGGGGCCGATGTCTGCATCATGATGACGCTACTGAAAGCAGCACGGTTAGGCAATGACGTTACGCACCGTGACTCCTTGGTTGATGCAGTGGGCTACCTTGCCCTTCTTGAGAGGATTCAAAAATGAGCCTTACCACGCAAGCAAGAAGACTGCATCCGAACAAGCGCAACGGAGCAAAGTGGGTGATGGCAATCCGCTACCTTCGCCGTAAAATTGAGATCATGGAGAAACCAAATGGAAAGAGATGAGGAGTCAACCCGTAGCGCAAGATTGCTTGCTGCTGTAGTCGTTCAGGCAATACAGGATGCCTGTATTGCACCACTCAGGGGGGGAAGGCTTCAGGCAAAACCAAGCC